TTCCACGGGTTGAAGGTTAGGGTAATTTGCTTGAACAGGCCGGTTTCTTCCGGGATAGCGCCACGGATACTTTCATCAAGCATATTGAAATCATCTTCATTGGTGATTTCATAGGCTTCTTCAATCCAGCACCAGCACAAATACCCAATTTCAACCGTAATGGAAGTAACCTTCAGGGGATCATCAAGGCCCCGGAAGTAAATCTTCTGACCGGTGGGAACATAGGTCATTTCAAGGGGGCTTTCCTTGATTTCCCAATAAGCCTGAACCCCAAGCCGGTTGATTGCCCACTTCAATTCTGTGAAACAGCTATCCTTTAAGGTTCTGAATACTTTGCGAACCACAAGGGTATTAGCTTCCGGGTATTGCATCATCCGCTTGATGATGTTCAGGGCCGTGGTTTTGGATTTCTTGCTTGCACGGCTCCCCTTACAAACCCGGTAGCGGCCTTTGAAGTTCCAAAAGGTCTTGTACCCTTTGCCCACCACTTCAGGAAGGCGGATCACCTTGGCCTTGGGGTTAATCTTCAAGTTGATCATCCCCCGTGATAATCACCGGAACGGCCCCTTCCACACCTACCTTGTCCGTGAACATACCATAACGCTTGCCAATTAGTTCAGCGGCCTTCAGCCTTTCTTTGGCTCCAATCTCTTTCTGCGTCAACTCTTGGCAACCGTCACCACACAGAATTGGGATTTCTTCAGTATGTTCACCCCGCATCACCGAAGTCAGGTATTTCATGACTTCTTCAGCATCAGCGATCTTGGCCGAATGAAGTTTTTCAAGTTCGGTTTCGATGTACGCTTTCAAGTCAGGTTTTGCAAGGTTTTCAGAACCCGTTTGCTTTGCGGTCTTGGGCGAATACCCCGCCTTGATTGCCGCATCCGTAGCATTGCCGCTGATCAGGTATTCATCACAGAACTTCCGCTGTCTTGGTGTCACAGGTATTCACCCCTTTCCTAAAAAAGTGAAATGCACCCCTATAAGGGGTGCATTTTTACGATTCCAGAATAACACGCTTGATACTATAAAATCCTACACACTTTTCACAAGAATAGGATTTTACACTACTGTTCAAGCGATAATAAAAGGTTAGGGTTCTTTTCAGAAAAAGAAATCAGGGCCTTCCCGTGAATCTTGTAAACCTGTGAAATTGAAAAGTTAAGGTCAAAGGCAATATCAAGCCATTTCTTCCCGTCAATGTATCGGGCAATCAGAACATTTTGCTGATCGAAGTCAGGAAGGATCTGAATTGCCTTCAGGGTAGCGTTCTTCAGATCAACAAGTTCATCAATCCGGGCGTTGATGGTTCGTTCAAGTTCATCAATTTTGCAGATCGTTTCTTCAAGGCTGTTCTTGGGGCCTGAAGTTTGAACCTTATCCTGTTTCAGTTCACACCCGATGGAAGTCAACCGGGAACGCTCTGTTGCAACCGTGTTCAGAAGTCTATTGATCAAGGCATCAAGGCGGCTGATCTGATTCAGAAAATCCTTGGCCTGTTGGGAAAGGTCTTTGTCATTCACTATGTAACACATCCTTTCTGGAATAAATGTTGAAGGGCATCAAACGCCGGTATATCAAGGGTTTTCGGAAAATCCTTCAACATTCAAGATCAGAAGCGCCTTCTTCACTATTATTACATTCTTCATATACTATATATTTTTTTTCTTCTAAATAATTGAAGTAATCTGTTGAATGTTGAATGTTGAAGGATTTCACAGAAAATCAAGGTATTGCAAGGGTTTCAGGGCCTTCAACATCATTCCACATATATTGAAGGCCGCTGTTCCAACCCCTACTGAAGAAGCACCTGTTCAGGCGGAAATATTGTCCGAAAGATACCAGACAATCAGGAACCAAACAGGATCAATGCTGAAATACTCGGCCACCACCATCAAGAACAGCGCCAGGGCCAGCACCACCAGCATTTTCTTCATCGTCATTCACCCGCCTATTCCATTGATTTTCCGCAATTTCTATTATATCTGATCCGGGTGTTTCAACCCCACATTTTCTACAACGAACCCAATACCACCCGTCACAATCCATGAAAAAGGGTTCTCCACCACAGAAAGGGCAAGGCTTATTCATCATCGGTATTCCCTCCCGGTTTTACGGTCTTTGATTTCAATGCGGTTCAGAAGTTCAAACCCCGCCAAACGGGTGATGTACTTCAGGACGAAGATCAGGGTGTTCACCCGCTTCTGCTGTTCATCCTCGTCACGGATGATATTCTTTGTGCCGTGGTAGGCTGTCGGATCGTGATACCCTTCAGCATTTTCCCAAGGTTTAGGCATCGGTTTTCCCTCCTTCTTCTCTGTACCATTCTTCAATGTCACACCCAATGTCCTTCAACTTTTTACGGGCCAGCCACCCATCATCTTCCTGATCCATCAGGTAATATTCCCGTAGCTTCAAGGTTTCGGCATAGAACAGCTTCCATGCCAGCTTCAGGCGCTTGGGGCCAAAGCCAAATTGGGTGTGAAGCATCCACAGGATGGATGATTCTTTGTCCATGTCAAAGGCCCGATCATTTTCCACAATCTGTTCATTGATTGCGTGGTTCAGGGCCTTTTCTTCAGCTTTGTTGAACTGAACGCCAAAGATTTTGCCACCGGACTTCTTAAACATCGGCATGGTATTCACTCCAAATATCATCGAAGCATACCGGAATCAGCCAATGAACCTTGTCCAACAGGATCAAGGCCACTTCCCGCATCTGCGGATGTGCGGCGGGTGAACACCGCAACTTCAGGAAATGCCGCCATTCCCGAATATTGGCCGTCATAACCACTTCCGTTTTCAAGCTGTTGGGCAGAACGGAACGGGCTTCTTGCGGGGAACAGCCTTCATCCAGCAAGGCAAAATAGGCATCTTCAGCATCCCGCATGGCAATTCTCCAACAATCCATTTTCACCTTCTCGCCCAAGGTGTTTTCATCTCAAAAACAAGGCTTGATCACCGTGATTTCCTCACCGAACTTGCCCTTGCCATAATTGCAATAGCGGGTGGATTCCTGACAGTAAGAAGCCATCCGGTGGCGGACGATCTCATGAGAAACCCCACGATCACAAATGAACTTCACCGTGAAGGAACAATGTTCCAGAACCGCTTCATGCCCACGCTTGATGATCCCGGCAACGAACTTTTCAGCGGAACCTTCCGTGATCTTATCCTCGGACTTGTAGCAGACACGGCCACATTGTTCCAGCCGCTTCAGAATGGTGGCCCCATCAATCGGGGTGATGAACTGCACATCAGGCTTGATAATTTTCATTGTTCTGCATCCTCCTTACAATCTGCCGGGTAAAACATATCATCGGTGCCGTTCTGTCTGTGAACACATTCATCACAGGGAAATTCATCCCCGAAGCGGTCACGGTGTTTGCATCGGCGGCACGGCTCCGAAGCCGCCTTGATTTTGGGAACCGGGGCCTTCATTCGTGCTGGAATATCCTGAAGTTCCGGGTGTTTGATTTCCATGTAAAGGGCGAACAGGCAATTCCAGCAAGCCGCCCGAAGGTGGGGTTCATCGTCCATCCCCATCATGTACTTGGCAAGGTGGCGAAAGGCCGAATCAATCAGGCTGTGAATGGGAATACCCTTTTCACAGTTCCGTTCACCATACTTCAAGGCCCCTTCTTCACAATGTTTGGAAACCTCTATCAAGGCTTCCCACGGAAGTAAATCCATGCGGCCTTTGCCGCTGTGCATATCACGAACAGCGCCGGTTCCAAACTCGGTGCGTTCACCGCTGTCTTTAATCATGCCAACCAGTCAACCTTTCTAAATTATTTTTTAATCCGGCCACAATCTCACGGGCTTCCATCGTACCCGTATGCTTTGCAATGGCTTCATTTCGCCGATCCGTCAAGAAACCACGATCCAGCGGGTGGCACTTTTCCAAATCAGCATTACACCGATTGATTTCTTGAACCAAGGCTTCAGCACGGGCCTTCAGCCGGTCTAAACATTCCTGAAGAATGGCCTTCTGGTATTGGGCGATTGTTTGAATGTTGTTTTTCAATTCAGGATCATCCCGATATTCAATAGCTGAATTGACATCAAGGTCGTGTTCGGTGCAAAAGGTTTCTGCATCAAACAGGCTATTGAACACCCGCCGCCCAACCTTGGCATAGGGAATGTTTTTGTTCTTGAACTTGGAATATTCGTGGGTCATTCAGCACCATCCTTCTTTCCGGGGATCATTTTCTCCATAGCGGCTATGTAGAAGTTTTTATCAACTTCAAAACCGTAAGCGTTGCGCCCCAATTCGTATGCGGCCCGAAGGGTTGTTCCACTTCCGGCAACAGGATCAATGACCACATCCCCCGGATCGGTGAAAACCTCAATCAGCCGTTTCAGAACTCCGACTGGTTTTTGGGTGGGATGGATTTTGGGATATTCCTTCCGGTTGTCCCGTTCCCAAGTGAACCAGTTGAAAACCATGTGCTTGTTTCCGTCAGGGCCAATGTTTCGGAACTTGGGAAGTTTATCCCGATACAGCACCACCGCAAATTCTGTGGCACCAACAATCTTCATGTTGGCCTTCAGAACTTGGGCGGAATAGTTCTTTATAAAGAACAGCGGGTAAGACTTTTCAAACCCATATTTCTTCCCGTAGTCAATGACGGTTTACATCTGCTCAAAGGCACAGAACACAATCATAGCCGGGGCCTGTCCTTTCTCCTTTGGTTCCTTCCGAAGAAGGCGGTTGCAGAAGTGCATATATTCCGCAATCTTGAAGGTGCCATCCGTATGAAAGAAGCTGGATTTTGCCAACTTACTTTCCCCGTTCTTGTTGTCGCCGCCCTGATACCACATAGGATTACTTGCGTAAGCATCAACCCCGATATTATAGGGAATATCAGCAATGACAAGTTGGGCTTTGGGAATATTGTACCTTTTGAAATTTTGAAAATTATCATGGTACAGTTCAATTTTAGTATCCATTGGTTATTCCTCACTTTCTTCTACAAACACCCGGCATTTCCCAAGGCGGCTGATCCACTTATCCACAATCACCAACCCACAACGCTTGGTGATCTGTCTGGAAAACTCGATGTTGGAAAGGGCTTGGAAGTTGTTTGCAATGCAATATTCCTTATACTTCCGGTAAACCGTCTTGGTAGGCTCATTCACAATGCAATCCAGCCCAATTTCTTTGATGAACCCAATAATGGGATTGTTGTTTTCCTCGTATTCGTCCAACTGCCCCTGAACTCTGCTGGATGTGGTGAACTGTGCATTGCCAAGAACCCGCTTCAACCCCTGAAGGCCAAGCAAGGCCAGATATTCCATTGAACCCTGTTCACACAGTTCATCCTTGATGAATGGGCGGAAGTCTGCATCATTGGGGGTGAACTTGGCATCGAAGGGAAC